AGAAGAAAATAAAAAAGCGGCCGAATATTATAGGAACTATCGGAAAGAAAATCCTAATCCGGCTAAATAACAAGTATATATTTGTGAAGTTATGAAAAAATTAATGTGTAAAATATTTGGGTGCGATTGGAGGTATAATTTTATGTCAGTCCCGAATAAATGTATTTGCAAAAGATGTCATTCAAAAGCAAAATTGAATTTAAAGACTTTAGAATGGGAGGAAACCATATCATTTAGCAGTAATTTAGGTACTGATGAAGAAATGGCAAACAGATGGTTTAAACTATAAAAAACAAAAACTATGGGACTGAACAAAAGTAAAGGAAACATGTACGAATGGGTTACCCACACTTGGAACCCGTTGGCAGGAAAATGTACTCATGCCTGTTCTTATTGTAGCACAAATAAATTCTATTATCCATCACTCATAGAAAAATATTCCGGGGAACAAAGATTGGTTGAAAAAGAACTTAAAACGAATCTTGGGTCAGGTAATTTTATATTTGTTTGCGCCCAAAATGATTTATTTAATCTAAGCGTACCTCACGATATAATACAAAAAGTATTAAATTATTGTTCCCAATTCAGAAATGACTATTTATTTCAAAGTAAAAATCCTTTTAAGTTTATAAATAGTAGTTTATGGTTTCCAAATACAAGCGTTTTTTGTACAACTATTGAAACGAATAGATTCTATGAAAAAATAATGGGCAATACCCCAAGATCAGAAGAAAGGGCTTATTACCTACCGATTGATAGCTACATAACAATTGAACCAATACTTAATTTTGACTTAAAAGACTTTATTACCTTGTTAAAAGGTGCAAAGCCAAGACAAATTAATGTCGGGGCTGACAGTGGTCATAACAATTTACCAGAACCAAGCAAAGAAAAAATACTTGAATTGATATTTGAACTTGAAAAATTCACGGTAGTTAAGGTTAAAGAGAATTTAAAAAGGCTTATTCAAAACCCTGCAGGCTGTGAAAGCCGTACATTGACGAATGTATGATGCCGGGGGTTTTTACATTAAAAATCGAACTATGAAAACAGAAAAAGAGAAAAACTTACGCCTTCCAGTAACGACTAAGTGGTTTGAGATGACAAAAGCGGGCATTAAAACAGAAGATTACAGGGAAATTACACCTTATTGGGTTAAGAGATTAACACAATTTGATAAAAAAGAATGTGATATTGATCAAGCTTGTGATTTTTTAAAAAAAGGAAAAGAATATAATGATACTAATTGTTTTGGGCGGGTTAAGTATTCTTTTTATTTTCCTAAAAAATTTAGAAATAATATAATGACATTAGCCTATCCCAAATCAACCGATTCTGAAAGAATTTCAAAGCTCGAACATAAAGGGATTGAAATTAGAACAGGGAATTCAGAATGGGGGGCAGAGCCGAATAAATTATACTTCGTTATCATGCACGGAAATATTTTAACATAATTTTATAACTATGAAAAAGCAAAAAGAAATTCAAAAAAAACATCAAGAGTTTTTGAAATTATTTAACCCCTTACTGGATTTTATGAAAAAAAACGGGTTCAGTTATTTTGTTGTAGCAGGGAAAGACGGGATTTGCGCCCGTTACATAGAAGGGAATCCTTATGACCTTTCGGCAATGATAGGAGAACTGGCTGAAAAAAACAAACAGGTAAAAGAAATATTTGAGTATGGGATCAAATCTTTGGAAACCGATAAAACAGAGGATTCAAAATGAATAAACTGACACTGTTCCCTTGCGGGACAATGGTGAAAACCAAGTATGGATCGATTAAAGGGATGATTACGTCTCAAAATATAAGATTCGACAGGGTGCAATATGAAATAAGTTACTTTAACGCTGGGGAACACGAAACGGTCTGGATGAACGAAAACGAATTTGAAATAGATGAAGAAAAAAGAAAGCTTGGGTTTAAAACAGTTTTTTACGGATTTGAACACTAAAATTTAAAATACATGATGCAATCAATTGAAATGACGCACTCCGAAAAAGTAGAGATGTATCGAATGGTAGAAAAAGACAAATTGATAGAAATGTTGATAGAAGCAAACAATGTTATTAACCGACTAACGGAAGTAAAAAACTTGCAGCGACCTCCTGTTATAAAATCGGTTTGCTCATGTGATAATGTTCATAGTGAAATAGAAACTAAAACTAATTTCTGTGGGTATTTATTAAAAATAACAAAAAATGAATATTGTATTTTATAACGGAAATTTTACTTCTGTTTGTGAAAAACGGTTTTCTTATTTTATTGAAAAAATAAAACCTCCTGTAACACAAGAAAAGATAATCAATTACAAGGAAAGAATTGTTAAATAATTTCAAATGATATTTAAAACGCAAAAGCAAATGTTCGAGTGGATATGGGAAACAAGACCCCATGTTTCTGAACTTTCGGGAGAGCCATTGTTGCCTAAAGGTCATTTTAAATGGCATTGGCAGTTTTTGCACGTTTTGCCAAAAGGAAGTTACCCAAGCATGAAACTTGACCCCGATAACATACTTTTGGGGCTTCCAGACGAACATTCCCACCAAGAGCGGTACGAAGTGTTCAAAGACAAAAAAATTGAATTAAAACGAAAATATGCAGAAGAACATAAAATAAAGAAATATGGACGGTAAAACAGTAATTGAATTAAAAATAAAGCCACTTTCAGTAAATAATGCTTGGCAAGGAAGAAGGTTTAAGACTTATAAATATAAACAATTTGAACGTGATGTTTTATTTACATTGCCTAAATTGGGGATACCAGAAGGTAAACTTCAAATTGAAATTTGTTTTGGATTCAGTTAAAATTTTAAAAAGGGGGTTATGAAAAAAACGATTAAAGGAGATAAATTTATGATTGATTTTAAAGAACTCCCAGAGCCGGATTGTCATTTTTACGATAAGGAATATAATAAATGGATTTGGGCGTACTCTAAAGAGTTAATAGATTCAATAACAAAAAAAGAACCGCATCCTAAAAATTGTACTTGTGGGGAAGAAAGTACCGGATGGATGGAATTAAAATGCTGCAATAATTGCGGCAAACCAATTAAATTTTAAATTAAAATATTAAATCACCATGAAAAATAGATTTGAAAAATATTTGAAGTACGTAAAAGAGAACGGTAAAATAGTAAACGTAAGCCCTGATGCGCTTAAGTTAGCTGATGAAGCATTTTTATTGTTCAAAAGTATGTACAATACAAATTACGGGTCAATAAATGAAGAAGAAAATTTAATATCAATCCATTCAGGAGGTTGGTCTGATAATGAAGAATTGATCCGTGAATTTGAAGAAACCGGATGGTGGTTAAAAAACCATGAAATAACGGCAAGGGGCGGTCATTATTATTTTGACACCGATTTTCATGCGGATAAAGAATGGGAGATTGTAGGAATGAATGCGACCAAATTTAATTGGCGGAAATTAAAGGATAGTGTTCCAATAATGACACCTACGCAGTGGAGTGAAGATGTATTGCTTGTAGATGAAGAAGGAAAACAATGGATAGATACTTTGTTTTATGACACGGGAGGTAAACCATTATTTTGGTTGTCACGAAGAACGGATGCAACACATTGGATGCCATTACCATTTTCACCAGTTTGCACATAACTATAATATACCAATTTTAAACAAAATACGATGGAAACAGCAAAAGAATTTTTCAACAAACAATTAATCACAGATGCTAACTGTCCGATAGATACGCTTGCGCACAAATACGACAGAAGCGATTTATTTAAATTCACCGAAGCGTACCACAAAAATTGCACGTTAAAGTGTGCAAACACCGTTCCGTATCAAAAATGCCCGGTGTGCGAAGGCGAAGGTGAGGTACTCGTTAATCAATTTATTTTAGACAGTACAATAAAGTTGCCAAATTATAAACCTTGCCATGCGTGCAAAGGAGAAGGCATAATACCAATGCACGTACTTTCTTCAAAACAGGAAACGGTTGATTAACCTTGCACAATGGAAACAATAAGTTCAAATAAATTCGATGAAAACGGACGGGAAATTCTTGTCGGTGATACATTAGAAGCTCAATTTTTTAACGGAGAGCAATATAAGGCTATTTTAAAAGTGGTAATTGACCCACGGGATAATGAAATTTGCCTCCAAATGATCTCTGGGAACAAAAAGGCAATGGAAAACTTTAATGATAAATCCCCATATCAAGCCTTTCCGTCCGAAAACGAAAAAGGGTGGTTGAGGAAAGGTGTAATTATAAATAGGTAACCATGAAGATAAACCTTACTTGCCTCTCCTGCGGTGCAGAGTTCAAGGTGGAATGCAACGGGATAAAATACGTCCACTTTGGAAAAGAAAACTGTGTGAAGTTATTAGATAAAAACCTTACTTGCCCGGAGTGCAGTTCCGAACGGCTGAACTTTACGAGCAATTTGAAAATTAAAAAAGAGGATTATCCAAAAAAACTACTTCACAACAACAACAAGAAGTGAAAGGACAGCAAGCCCATAGGCAATGTCCCTTTGTTTTTTGAAATTTTTAGTCCTACCGTCCTGAAAAATGTCCTTTGTGTTATGTTCTGCAATGATAAGGTCTTTCATTATGAACATTTTGTCAGTTGCGGTTTTATACTCTAAAAATGTTTTTATTTGTTGATCTTGCGAAAACATGACCCTGTTCATTGATTCTATCTGTTCTATCAGGAGTAAGTTGTTTTTCAAATGAAACTCCCCGTCAAGAAAAGCTTTGTTTGCAAACTTTATGGATTCAAAGCTTATCAAGTATTTATCTCCCATTTTTAAAGGTCCATAATTTTCCCCTGTAAAAGAAATGAAATATCCGACCTGTTCCAGTTCCGTCATGTCCGAAATTTGGCTGTAAATTTTCAATTTTTCGGCTTCCAACAGTTTTATTTTACCGTTTATTGCAAATACCTCTGATTTTCCCCTGAAAACAAGTTTTTGAAGGCTGTCAACACGTTTTAACAACTTTGCGGTGTCCTGCTTCAAAATGGTTACCGTGTCGTTATAAAGGCTTATTTTCGCCTCGGATAATTCAAGCTTCCCGTTTATTTCATTTTTACTGTTCCTTTCATTCAGGAATTTATAAAACATAAAAGCGGATATTGACAATACTGCAATCACAAAGATTGTCAGGGCTATTTTTAATGTCTTTTTCATAAAATGTATTTTTTAGAATAAGAACAGGGCGAACCCTGTTCTTTATTTATTTTAAAGTGATATTGGCAAATGTTTGTCCATCCCCTACCATTATAAAATATAGAGATTTTTTATACAACGGTATCAATTTACCGTCAAAATAAGAAACAAATCCATAAACATCCTTCTTGTCGCATTTAGTTGCTTCCAGTGAAGCTGTAAAATTTTCTTTGTTTCTTTCTTCTAAAATAAGCGCATAATTAACACCAAGAATGGTATTGATTTCTGCATTTTCCGATGTGATCCTTCTTAAAATAAACATATTTATGTATTTATATATTAAGTGCAGTTTGAACCCACCGCACATTGGGGTTCTAAAATGTTTTTTATTTTTTTATGTTTGAAAATAAAGTGTCGCTTCTTTTAATCTTCTTATAGCAAGTCCAACAAGATAATCATCCCCGGATTTTATCCACATCATAAACGCTTGTGAAATCCTTGCATCTTTCGGATTTGTTTTTATATACTGATACAGTGTCGATTTTATAAAACTACCGATACCTAAATTGAACACAAAATCGGCACAAGCGTAAAATTGATTGTCGTTAAGTTTTAGGTTAAGGCTTTTTAATTGCCTTTCTGTTTTTGCAAAATCAATATCGAGCAACCTTTCCGCTTCTATGTCGTCATCTATGTTAGGGTCGTTTATGAACGCAATTTTTCTGGCGTATGCTTCGTTTTCTTTTCCTTTTAACGCCTTTCCGGTTTTTGGGTCAATCATTAAATGACCCCAAGCTTCCGTCCAGTTTCCAGCCGGGTCCATTTTCGGTTGATACCCGATAAGCGATAAATCCCCGTCATGTAAACTTTCGGAAAATTTCAAAATCTCCAAACATCTATCACGAGCCGTTACTATTCTGTATTCATACCCCATGTTTATTTTAGTTTTTCTTGACTTTTGTTAAAAAACAAATTATCTTTGCAATGCCATATTTATTACATTTTTTACTTTAACCGGGGTTTTTGCTTGTTGCTCCCCGGTTTTTTTATTTACTCTTATCAATGATTTTATTTATCAATCCACCGTTTTCAGCCATTTTAGCAATCGCTTTTGGGGCTATCCATAACAGGTTAAGTATAACTATCATTGTCGCAGAATAGATTAACTGTTGCCAAGTAAACCCCATTTTTACAAACATTACCCTTGCGTCAAGCAATACGATGAATGTTCCGGGCAAAGACAAGCAGAAAAAAGCCAAAAAGCACATTAATCTTGTTGAGGATTTTTCGATATACTGAACGCCGTTAGCTGTTGATTTTAGGATTTGAAAGAACCCAACTTTTAATAAATTATCCATGTTTCTTTGAATTTAATTTTTTTGTTATTGATACATCTTTTGCTTTAATGTGCATAAAAGTAACTGCACATGAAGTGATACCTAATAAAAGGAACAAGCCTAAAAAAACCTTGCTGCCGCTCAACGCAATTATCCCTGTAAGGAACAAAAGCGGGGCAATAAGCAAAAGTACGTTTTTTGATTTCAGTGTTTCCATAATTTTATTTTTTTTGGTTTATAATGTTAAGAATTAACGATCTTTTTTCAATTTCAAGTCCTCTCTTAAAAACCTTATCTCATTAAGTATAAGCGTTATGTTTTCGTCAAGTTTTTTTTCGACCTTACCGTCCATTTTGTCAACGTAATTTATTATGTTGTCAATCGTTTTTTCAGTCCTTTCATCTTGCCTTTTATTTTCTTCGTTTACATAAGATACAGTGGCAGCTTGGCTTGGATCGAATACTTTGAACGCTATATTACCTATTATTGTTACCGTGAAAAACAACAGGTACATTATATATTTTTCTTTTTTTGGCATTTCCGGTTGAATTGAATCCATAATATCATTGGAATTAAAATCAATAAATAAACAATTGACGAATTGTAAACTGGTTTAGAATCTTCAAGTTTGGACATGAATTGCAAATATTGCGGTGTGTAAAAAAAACACAACCTTAGATAATGGTACGCTATCACGATTAAGAGACCCAAAGAGTATATCCTAAGTATTCGCCCTATTGGTTTCATCATTTCACATATCAACAGATAAGAAACGAATAAAACAGGGACGCCCCAATAATACAACGTATAAAACGTATTTTCCCACTTTCCGTTCAGATCGTAGAATATATATTGAAAGAATATATACAATACCACAATATTTACAATCCTGTTACCCATAATCTAATCTTCATCCGGTATTTCAACGGGAGGCTGTGTACCGTCAGTCTCTCCACCAGGCGGGTTTGGCGGAGGGACTATTGGAGGGTCTGCCCATAATTTAAACTCTTTTTTCATAACATACTGTTTTTAATTAATACTGAAATTGACTAAAAAGTAACCCTTAAAGTTACTATATTTTAATATTTTTATTGACATTATTGTTTTTTTATACTAAATTTATACTGTTTTTCATTTTAAAAAGTTTGGTTCAAATTGCGGGATTCGTCCCGCTTTTTGTTATGTAAAGTTACAACGGTTTTGAAACAATTCCCAATTTTTTGCATTCATTGAGCAAAAAATCCACCTTTGCAATCTCTTTGTCCCGTTGTGCCATTTCCCTTGCTTTCTGCTCCAAAATGGTTTTCTTTTGCTGCACAAGGAAATCATAGTCATAAGTTTCCGTGATAGGTTTTTGTTCGCCGTCTATCGTGTCCACACGGGACACTTCGATGGTTGTGCTGTTGAGTTTTCTAATTTCCATAATATAAAAATTTTAAATCCGAGATATAAATAGTTTTTGATCCAGTTGTAAATTCAACGTCAAAAAAATACGTCAAAGGATAAGTTTTCAACGGTGGATATTCAGTTACTTCAATAACACATTCTTTTTCTTCGAGCCAATTAACGAAATTTTCCTGTCCGTTTTTTTGCAAATAATTTGTAATCATTTCTCCGAACAGTTCTGGATCGGTATTTATGCACCCGCAAAAATCAACTTCCTGTTTTGTACAGGCACATAAAAATAATATGGCTATAATTTTATAGGCATTCATCTCCATTTGCTGTTTGAGTTACTGTTATTACGATATTTGAGAAGCCCGAAGATGCAAGAACAACAATGTTTCCCCTATATACTCCAGCATTTGAATCAACGGTTATTGTGATTGTTGCGTTTCCAGAGCCACTGCCACTGCTGACATGAATCCATTCCGTGCTTGGCGATGCTGTCCAAGAACCTGATGATGTTATATCTATTGTATTATCAGAGCAAGCTGATGTATCATGTTTAAAATCAACATTTGTTGGGGTTGCTGAAAAAAATACCCCTTTCGTTTTGTTCATCCCGAAAAAGAAGTTTTGAGGATTGACCGAAACCGAAACTAACAAAAAAAGAAGTACCAGTATTTTTTTCATTATTGAAAGGTATTAGAGGTTATCATTAAATTAGTACCGTCATAATAGTACGAAACTACTGTAATCGCACTCGCTCCTATACTTACAATCGGGTCTATGTTCCCTGTCGCTACTTTTTTTGTATTTGTGAAAGTAACGTCATAATGGTTTGAAGCGTGCTGATAGAATATAACCTCTCCGACCGCTCCAGTTACAAGATTCGTTATTGAAAAATTTGTTACATTGTGGGCTAAAGTAATCTTACCGTTTGCACCGTTCCTATAATCCATTGCAACGGTTGCGGCACTTGTCAGGGTTTGTTGGGTTGCATTGAACGATTTGGCATTAACACTACCCGATGTTGTAATGTCTAATGCTGTAATAGTTATGCTATCATTAGCCGTTAATTTTATATAATTTTTATCTACTTTAGGGCTACCATCGGATTCGTCTAAATTTAAACTTCCATCTGTACCGATTCTTAACCCCCAATTAACTGCGCCATTTGGATTTATACTTGTTATCCATGAATCCCCATTGATATCGCTAACGCAATCAGCATCCCCGATCTGTACATTGTTTACAAATATTGTACTGTCATTGATCCTCGAAATTGGAGAATCCGACAAAGTATTTGTACCTGACCAATGGGCTATTTTATTAGTTGTACCCGTACCCATTGCGAATGTACCTGTAACAGCAGGTATTGTATTGGTATATGATGTAGCTGATGTGTTCGCTACCGAAATAGTGTTTACACCAGTTGAAGTACCCTTCATGGCAATCATATCCTTGTCAAAAGTCTTTAATCCTGTAACAGATTGTGAAGAAGCTAAGAACATATCACCCTTAACCGCAAGAGCATCGTAAACAGCATTTGCACTTACCAATGTGTCTGAACCGTTAAGAATAAGACCACTTGTACCCACCGTCCCCCAACTATTCATTTGAACGCCATTGCCGAAAATGGTTCTTACACCGTTCGGAGATATATTCAGATCGCCAGTTGCAGACGTATTGAAAGTTGTGTAATATGTGCCATCATAACTTAACTTTAGCTGACCGCCAGTATTCATTATTTCTAATGGAGTATCAGGGTCATCAACACCAATACCAATACTATCTGTTAATGTCGTTGGATATATATCGCCGCCATTTTTTGTCCAATATGTAACAGCACTTCCACCAGTACCCCATCGTGTCGTATCTGCGGCTGTGATTGCTTGATAAGACCAATAATTATCTAAAGTATCGTTTAAAGCAAAATTAGAAACATAACCATCGTTTGCTGTCGAATCTGAATTAAGTTTAAATCCAGAAATATCAAATTGCGTTGCTATCTTTAAGGCAGTATCAGACCAATGAACAATGGCTGCCGAATCAGCTGCAAATACAGGATCGACTTCTGTTCCTATTTTATTGTTAAAAGTACTCCAATCGGTACTGCTTAATGCACCCCTATTGGTAGCGCTTGCCGTTGGAACTTGCAAGGTAATTACTGGAGTTGTTGTACCGTTTGCAACGGTACTGCTCAAATCCGTTCCAGTAGTACCTAAAGTCAATGCGGCAACCGAAGTAACAGTACCACTACCTTTCTCTGTATCAAGTTCTTCAATGGCTGTTTGTACATTTGTTGCCGATATATTCCCAGAAGGGTTGAATGTTACTGCACTTGCCGTAGTTGACACATTTCCTGCCGATTGTGGCAATGATGACACGGTCCGGTAATCGTCCTGTACCAAATCTATGGCTTGGAGTACCCCATCAGCCCTCCATATCAACCGATAAATAGGTTTAAGTTCAGGTGAAAGCCCGTAACCGGACAAATTTGGGAACGGGACAGCCCTTACAAGTGCGAGGCTTGTGTAACCATTATCGGCTGCGATTGTCGAATTTACCGATTCCGTAAAGAAATAAATTGGTGTATGTATGTCCGTTGTGGCATACACAAAAACATTTATATACCTATTCGGGGCTGATGACATTTCTGTTAAAGCGTATCCGGTAGTATTTACATAATACGGACGATTATTTACTCCCAAATATCCGGGGGTTACAGATGTCGTATTCACGAAATTATACAAACTTGCGGAAGTTTGGTAAAATAAACGACCCGCATTTGCTGTCGGAAAAGCTGACGAAGCATTGACAACGAATTGTAAATCTTCATCATCTATTTCACCGGAAGTTGTGGAAAAAGTTTCCGCTCCCGTGTTCACGGTAAGCGTTATACCTGACCTATATCTCGCACCAATTGTATAATGCGCCCAATTGTGCCATTCCGTGTCCCTAACGTATGAGTGCCTTTCATCGTTGACCAATCCATAATCCGTTCCATTGAAATAAACGGTCGCTAAAATAATATTGGAAGAAAGGGTAAAACTTGCGCTTGCAGCAAGCGTTAAATTCCCAGAAACTTCATTAAAAAATACAAAATAAGCCCCCGGCATACCTACACGTTGAACTGTCGATCCATTGGTCCACGTTGTGGGTGTTGTCCCAGTTGCAGTGAACGTATATCCGGTTGTGTTAACCGTTCCTTCAAGGGTAGAGGAAACATTGCTAAAATTATCCCCTGCCACATACGTTGTTATCTTATAATGATAACCTACCGTCAACGTCCCAGAAGTTTGAGTGCCTCCTGTCGAATTGTTAAGGATTATTGATTTGTCCGTGTTAACCGTTACCAGTGTCCCCTGATAATAGTATTGAACCGTTGTCGTAGAACCCCTAAGCGTAAATACGGGATTTGTCAAATATTGAGGGAGGGGATTGTTTGCCCCTACAACTCTTGCGACTATACCGTGAAAAGGTTTTTTTGCTTCTAACGATAAAATATGGGCAGCCGTTGCATAGCCTGTCTGGGCGTTCGTTGCTGCCCTAAAAGTTATTTCCTGTGTGGACAGACCCAATCCCCCAGTAGTAGCGGATGAGTTTAAAGTAACAGCAGCGTGTAAATCTGTGGTAAAAGCAAATTGCTTTCTTGTCGGCCCCGTTGTCGTTGTAAAATAAAGAGCATCTGTCAAAAATTCAATAGCACCCGCTTCGGGGTTTGTGTTTAATGTTCCGCTTGTGAACTTTAAAGGTGCGGTCGAGTTTGTTGCCGTTCCGGCTTTTAAGTGAAGTACTGCTGTTGGTGCCGTCGTCCCGATGCCGACGTTGCCTGTTGAATTTATTCTTATCCCCTCACTATTCGAAGCATATCTTAGTGATAACTCACCATTACTCATGTTAGAACCTAAAATAGCAATATTACTTGAGGCTTCAACATAAAACTGTGCTTCCTTTTGTAGACCACCTCCAAGACCACGAAGTATCAGTTTTGAACCTCTCGGACCACTTGTTCCTTGGTTATTTATGAGAATAGATGTAAATGCTGAATTTTGGTCCTTTTGAATATTCAACATTTCACTCGGACTCGTCGTCCCGATACCGACGTTGCCGGTGGTTAATACTGTCATTAAATTACCAGAACTTGAACGCAGATTTATATCATTACTTAAGGCAGAAGAACCTATTTGTATATCATCACCAGTATCCAACAACATCATATCTTGCAAAGTTCCACCTGCTCTTTTGGCACCAAATCCCTGATTGTTTGCTACTACAAATCCCGTAGAAGCATAGCCTTGTCCAACAATATCGAGTTTATACCCCGGATTCGTCGTCCCGATGCCAACGTTGCCGTTTGAAGTCAAAACAATTGAATGAGGGTCTGTAATCAAACCATCATCGTAACTATTGGTTATATATAATGTTGAACTTGATGCAGGAAAACCAAAATGAGCAGAACCCACACCACCTTGTAAAAGAAATAAGTTTGTTTGAGTCGCACCAGGGTTTACAGCTTTTATTGTCCCTATAAAACTACTGCTCATTGTTCCTGTTCCAAATATACCAATTCCATTGACATCTAGAGTTCCGAGAGGATTCGTCGTCCCGATGCCGACTAACCCACCCTTAAAATAAATCCCCGTAGTTGAACTTGGCCCAATCCAGCTTTCCGCTAAAGTGGTCAAAGGATTTATCAGTGTGAAAGAATTGGCTTGGTTGAGCATTGCCGCCGTCCCTGTTGCAGGGATGGTCATGTTGTAATCCCCCGTACTTGTCAGTGTAAGGGTTTTGGTATTCGAGACGGCAAAAGAAGTCTTCCCTCCGGTAGTCCCGTCCAACAAGAACCCAGAATACACAGGGGCAAAAGGCGTTGACCCCGTTATGATGGTCTGGTATTGGCTTGTACCGTTCCCAAGTAAAGACGGAGAGACCGTTATGGAATGGGTATGGGTTGTACCGGATGCCGAGTTTGTCGTTGAACTTGTCAACGTGCTTGGTGTACCCATTGTTACCGAACCCGATCCGGTAATTGTTGTAAAGTTCATCCCGTTGCCTGCTGCTACGCTTGTAACCGTCCCTCCGGTAGCATAGTAACTCCCATGCTGCCCGTCCAACAAGTCCGCATTAAGGTTAGTGTTCACGGTCGTTGAAGTCGTTGCATAAGGTTGAGTTCCTATTGCTATATTGGATATAAAATTTGGTGCTGTCTGTGTTTTTGTAAAAGCATTAGGCGTTATCAACCGAGGTACGTTCACGGTGTCCGTCCACGGAATGTATTTCCCGTCCAAACTTACCGAATCCATCACAATACCTCCCTCGTAAAACCTCACATAACCGTCCGAAGTATTGAACGTTACGCTGTCGAATTTAGCATAGTTCATCGAATCCATCAACTGTTTCAAAGGGACTGCATCCAGTGAATCAATTGCCACCCTTACATTTTTAAAATAATTACCGTCCCCGGAGTAAGGGGCTATCAGCGTGTCCCCTGTCGTCCCGTACATAACGTTTTTAAGCCAGAGATTATAAACAGGGTTTTGGCAAATACCTGTCAAGACAAAACATGTCCAAAATAAAAATATCAATATCAGTTTTTTCATGGTACAATATATAAGTTTGTAATGTAAAATACTGCTTTAGCCCCCGGACTGTCAACTATTTCAAAATAAATAGTCTTGTCAACACTAAAATCTTCTACTTGGTGTAAAGGTACGCCACGGGGCTTGTCCGTCTTGACTATATTAGTTGTCATTTCGAGGATTATGTCGTTCCCTCCCGGAGTGCTGCCGACCTTGAACTGATAAACATCGGCAGCCGAATCAACGGCGTGTTTTGCCGTTATCGTGTGCAGCATCCATCCGGCTTTTAATGTGATTGTCCCGGTGGACGTAATCTCTATTGATTGTGCTTCCATATCGTCATTGATTATTATTGTAGCCCCTCTGTCATCGGTTGAAAGCCCTAAAGTGTCCTGTTCTATCAAGTCCATTTTAAGAACGTCAAAATTAGTGTTCCCGCTTTCTTCTATATTGGCTTCTTTTGCTTTGTATCCAAGCCCGTTGACCATGAACGTAAAATGCCCAGCTGCAAGCTGTATTTTTTCAGCCAAAAATTTAGGTATCGGGTCTGTTTCGAGTACGTTCCCACGGAAATATTGAAATTCGGTAAGTTGTTTCCTTGATTGGTTCATATATTCATCTTCCTCGACCGATGGTTTAGATTTCCTTAAAACCGCCTCAACGTAGAAAAATAAAATTATCCCTGTTGTGAAGTTAATTTGAAAGTTAGGGAAATTGGCAGGGTGGTCAGAGTTTGTATAGGTCAATTTTAAAGCGTTCCCGTCCAGTACTTCCGTTAACATACTGTCAGCCATTTGGTACTCGGACTTCCATATTGTTGATCCTTTTTGTGCAACGATCTGGAAAACACCAGCGTAATCAGAATAATCAACAACGAACTCAAAATAATATCTATATTCCGAAACTTCCGCCCAAGAAGGTTCTACCGATTCCTTTAATACGGCAGTTATGCTCGACGTCCCATTCGTTCCTTTAACCGTAATTGTAGGTACAGTATTTGTTGATGAAACACATTGAGATGTTACTTTATCTGCCGTATCGAACCTTTGGATGTATTCATTGATGATATGACTTCCATATTTTTCTTCGTAAGACCTCCGGTTCTCCCTTGTAGGTAAAGAGGAAGGTTCGTACTTTGCGAAATGTATCGCATTCGATGCACTAAAGACCAAATCCATGTTTCTTGATTAATTCGATTTTTGCTTTGTTTTCGTCCAATTTATCTTCGAGCTTCATCATCCAACCACCCATTGAGTTCGACAATTTTACAATCTTGTTTTTGTTCGCCATAAATGTCGCATAATCCTCATCGTAAAAATCAACCTCAACGATCAACCTTATAGGGTCGAATTTAGGTGTCCCTATGCTCGCAATAGGAGCGGTTGCAGTTATGTTTATGTCTTGGTTTTCAATTATATTGACAGTCCCGTCCGTTGTTTCGAGGGTTGTAAGTTTGTCCGATTGTTGGTAAGTAAGCAATGAGTTTGCGGCTTTGTCAAGTCCCGTTGCGATTTTTTCTTTGTGCCTCAAAAGGATACGGGTAGGTGTAAAATAAAGGTTAAGCGATGAATCACCGAAAAGGCTCGAATTGTTCAGTATCTGCACGTTCTCGTCGGTTTCGGGTTTCCATTCATCACCGTCCGGTTGGGTTTTGATTATAAACACATCACTGTCGCCCTGAACGTCCTCGCTTGCCTGCGCCCCCGTTCCTAAAACAGGCTTTTCAAGCTGCATGAACATACCTTTTGAATCGCCCCTTATATCGGATACAAGGTCGAGTTTCTGGTTGGATGGTATAACGGTAGTCCTTGAATTTTTTGTATTGTATTCGTACCTTCCGTTTATGCTTTCATAATCGAACTTATCGAACCCTGCCTCTATCTCGGCTATTGCAGATTCTATTATGACTTCTTCTTCGATTTCGTTTGGGTTTACCCTGTCCGATAAGTCCAAACCGACCTCATCGGTCATAAAATATGAAGGTGGTTCGATCACAAGTTTGTCTATTCCATCAATGTTTTCTATCCCAAATTCGACATTGAACAAAACGCCTATCGACCTGAAAAATTTCTCCGGCTCAACGGCTATCTGGTTGTTGATGTCCGAAATAGCCAATCCCCTCAACGATAAACCGCTTGTTATCAATGCCTGCACTTCTTGGTCAACTTCATTGAAAAAATCGGATTTTATCGGGTATTGGGTGTCGAATATAAGCTGTGCGCACCTTTCAAGGGCTTGACGGATAGGAATGCCCTCTACCGTTGTAGCGGGTATATTTACCACCTTTTCGGTAACTTTCATAAACACCTGAAAAGTCCTTACAGAACCAGTGCCTGGGAAATTGCTCACATAAAAAACAACGGATTGATTTTGCAAAACGTTTATTTCTATATTGTTCAATATCGCATAAGATGTTTGCGATGGGTTCTTGAAACTGAAGGTGCCTATTGCTGTTTCGTCCACAACTGTAACATCATCTGTATCGAGTATCGCTATATACAATGTACCACCAAGATTCCTTGATGTAGATTTTAAAGCAATCCCGAAACTTGATGTTTGTTCAAATATCAAACTCCTGTCGAATAAGGATTTTTTAAACACGCAATCATCGGTTGTTATTTTTTTTGGCAGCCCATGAGTGTTCACCGGATAAATCCCACGGTTTACGACCGATTGTGTTTCGTTAAAATCGGTTTCCGTCAATGTCATTTTAGGGATGTAAATTTGCCCCTCATGTGGCCCGTAATCAAAAGGAGGCACGGTAGAAATCATTGTGTTCCCTGTTTCCCCGTTTGTCCAGTTTGCCAAGTAATTATTGGATATTTCTGGGAAGTTTATGTTTTTCTTTAAAGCCGGATAATCAATAATGTTATACCCGCCCAAACTTGTTGTCCTTGTTAGGTCAACTTTTATTTTTTTCCTTTTGTTGTATTTTGAAACTGTATCCGATTCTATGGCGTTTATCTCAACACCGTTAACCGACTTGACCCTCCTTGTTTTTAAGGTCATAAAATCAAGTGCAAAAGTACCCAATAATTGGTATTCCCAATCTTTGTCAAGGTACGATATTTCGAGTTTAGCCTCTGCAAAAATAATGTCTTCCTTGAAAAGCCCATTCTGCCATTCATCGTTCCCTAAATACGTCCCGTACAAAAGCCTGAACCCATCGTTTATGAACACGAGGCTTCCTATCTTGTAATCGGTTATGATCCCGCCTGTAAAAGATTGGAAAAACCCCAATCCCCTCTTTAACATAATAGAGGAGTTGTTCCACCCTAACGGTGCGGATTTAAGTTCTGTCCGTCCATATTTGCTTATTATGACGAACCTGAACCGTTCCGGAGAACCACTGCCTATGTTATCAAACTCACCCATTCATCAATTGTTCAACGTACATAACTGTCCGATTGTCCCTTTTGCTGCCTATCACCCTATTAGATTTATCGAACACAAAAGTCGGTTTGCTCCTAATAGTTTGTGCAATCATTTTATTTCCGTTGTTTATATCATTTCTTAACTCCGAAATCCCTTTTATGTCCGTGTTTATGCTCATTGAGCTTTGTGCAAGTTTCCGAAGCTCTGGGTTCGAGTAAACCCTTGCACCTTTCATTCCCGTGAAAATCGTAGGTTTTTTCGTTATTGTAACTTTGCCGTCTTTTTCAACTGCTTCGATCCCTGCCCCAGGTTCGGAGGTTTCAAAAGTGTCCGGCGTGTTGAATTTACCACCCGTTCCTAATTTGAATTTTTTGGCTTTTTTAAACAGCCCAATAATACCGACAAATTGAGCTATTGCCATCAAGATAAAAGGAATATTAAAAGGCGGTGGATAAGCTGCTGCTGCCCTTGCCTGCGCTTCTGCACTTTTGGAGGTGATGATCCCCATTGAAATCCCCATTTGCTTTAAAGCCTCTATCCGCTGCGCTGCTGTCGCCAATTTACCAATAGTTGATTCCTGCCCTAAAATTGCACGTATTGAATCGGCAGAGGATTGCCTTATTTCGACCCTGCGCCTTTCGATGTCGGCCTCATCCAGTAAACGCTGTTCGGAAGCGTCAGCACGTCTTTTATCGTCTGCTGTTTCTCTATCTGCTATTTCATCGAGTTTTGCCGTGGCTTTGTCCACACCATCGTCATCATCAATAGTATCCATCTTCCCATTTCTGCGTTCATATTCGGCATCCCATAAAGCAGCCAAAGCCAGTATTTTTTCCTGTTCTGAAAGCAGGGCAAACTCTTTGCTCTTTTTTATTGATTCGACTTCGTTGTTGTAAATTTCATCATCGGACAAAAGTCCCATCTTCTTTTTAAATTCAAAAAGAGCTTTTGCGGAATCTTCTTGTTCCTTTAATTTATCTTCATTTATTTTTTTTGTTTCATTGTTGGTTTTTTTAGCTTCTTCAATCTCTTTTTTTGAATTTTCTTCTTTTATGCGCCTAAGTCTTAAATTCAACAAAATAGCTTTATCACCTAATTTTATTGATTCATCGTTAAGGTTATTTAATTGATCTGTTTGTTCTGTTGTTATCTTTCCTGTTTTGTTTATTTCTTCAAGTGTTTTTATTAAATTCAGATTTGCATTTTGCCGGTTTTTGTTGTTTTCGATTTCTTTTGCCGTTATTTGTTCATCGGTAGCCCCTCTCTCCTTCATTATATCGAGTGCAAATTCATCCCATTCTGAATTGTTTTTTTTAAGTTTTAATTTTAATTCAAGTTCCTTGTTGTATTTTTTTAATTTTTCACTTGTTCCACCAATTGCCGAACTTAATTTATCCCAATTGGCGACCAATAACCCAATACCTACTATTATCGCACCTATACCAGTGGAAAGCAAAGCAACTTTAAAAGCTTTTGTAGCCCCAGTGGAAGTACCTACGGCTGTTGTGTAAATAGCTTGCGCCCCTGCAAGCACTTTTGTTTTTACGGCATTTACCGTCATCATTAATCCGCTTTCACGTTGCAAAGCATTTCCTATTTCCTGAACTCCCGTCAGGATACTTTGTATTGCAACCATCTTTTGAATCCCACGGGTTACGTTTTCGTTTTCTGATCCAAATAATTGAGTTGCTCCCTCTGCGACTTGTGCAGCAGAACCGATGGCAGTAAAAGAACTGACCATCATGTCTATATATTTCGTGTCAGAACCTAAAAGCTTCAGTTCTTGCCTGATATCCGACATTGCATCGGTAATCTCTCCACCTCGTTGTGCAAGTTTTTTGAAGGATTCTGTATTTTCTTCCCCCCTTAACTTCATTTGACCAAGTTGTAGGGTTATACCTTTCAATTCAGCCAATAAAGATTTTCCTGCAACTTCATAATCACCAACACTCCTGAAATTGCGTTTTATTTGTGCATCGCTTTCTTTTAATTCGATTGTGTTCTTGGCTATTTCAGCTGTTAATGCAGCGTGTTTTGCCTTGCCTTCATCTGTTGTTTTGTCAAGTTTCCTCCTTATGGCTACAAGCGCATCTGTCTTTTTTATCAAATCATCTTCCGATTTGACTTCCTTACTCATAGCTGTTTGTAACTCTAATTCTTTTAATGTTTGTTTTTCAATTGCTTGTAAAGCTTTTTGTCTCTGTTTGTCAAGTTCTGCTGCTGCTTTTTGGGCTTCTTTTTCAGAGACATATAATTTTTCAGTAGTGGAATTTAATTGTTCCTCCGCCTTTTTTAGTTCCTCAGTAGTTTTTTTGCTTTTGTTTAATTCCTGATTGCTTTGTCCAAGTTGAGTGGCCATCTCGGAATACGAGTTTCCAAGTTTAATTATTTCACCGTTCAACCTTTCGATCTCATCGCTGATCTGCTTTACCAATTTTTCGTTAAGTTCTGCCATACTTCAATGCCATATCTTTTAAGTGAAAAAATCCGCTAAGCTTCATATCGTAATCTATTTTTTGATAGCCCAAAGTCCTGAAAACATAAATCACGATTTCGGAAAACGTCATGCCGGAAACTTCCTTTTTTATTGCTTTGAACCGCTCTGTATATTTGTCGATCCTCCGGTTGATTTCCCTTTGTATTTTTTCGATGTCATCTAAACTTTCAACCTCAATGGTGAATTTTGATTTTAACCTTTCCTTTGCCGATTCCAATATATTTTCAATCCTTTCATCTTTTTTTATCTTTGCGCCCGTTTCGGCTTCTATGACCGAAATTTGGATTTTGTGCAAAAACAAAGTAGTGAACAGATAAAGGTAAACCATCAATTCTTGAATCTTGAACTCCGAATCCAAAGCCTCTGCTTTTTTCTCGTTTTCTTCGTTTCCTTCGTTGTTCAATGTTCTGAAAACAAACTCACCAAGTCCGGCTATGTTCGATTTGTTCACGCCATGTTTTTTCATTCCGGAAAAATCCCCGGTATTTGAGAAGTAATCCCATTCGCCTACCGTTACTTTATGAATTAACCGTTCCATACTTTCTCTTTATATATATTGAACAAGTGCTTGCTTGCCTCGATCTCTGCTTCATCAAAATTAGAGGGTGCTGTCCCGAATATATCCCCATAATTTTCTTCAAGGAAAGGTGTTTTGAAATCAAAACTACCTATAAAATAAATTCCTGCATTCTCATCAGTTTCAAGGAACATTTCTTTTTCAAAATCCCCATTAAGTTTTAAATTTGGTTTCCTTTTGCCTGTTCGTTTAGCATACGGGAAAGAAAGCAACGGAGACCCTGTACTCTTGTGTACCAACGCTTCACCTTTTGAATCCGTTGAAGACATCATTTGTTTCCTGTTCAGTTCAACGAGCAATTTTTCGCTTGCCTGAACGGCCATCGCTTGATAGAGTTTCAAATTTGCATTGAAATTTTTGGCACGTTCCGCTAAAGCAAGTATATCCATTGCTGAAAATTTGATGGTTTATAAACAATTCCCTTTAACCAAAGCTGTGAGCTTCCAATTATGGAAGCTCCAACAGCCTTATTGGTTATTTTGACGGCTTTGCCTTTTCAGGTAACTTGCCGCCAATCTTTACGTATCGCTCCTCTACAGTCAAAGGATCGTTTGGGTGATCCATTTTGTGTAGTTTTGCGAATTTCTCAAAAGGCAATTTTGCCATGATAGGGTTCACGTCTATTTTATCGTTCACGTCCTTTCTCATAGATACCTCCTTTAAGCTACCGTTTCTTTGATTACGTTGCTCAAGTAAGTTACATAGGTTGCATCATCATCACTGACTTGCATCCTATAATATTGCCCCGAACTCAAAGCTGCCGGGGTTGCGTTCTTTATCAAAACGTTGTAACTTCCAAGCCCGTTGTCAACGATTGAAGTAACCGTTACTGGTGCGGGAGTTCCGTCCGATTCAAGTATTTCAAAATCGGCAGCAGCCAATCCTGTCATTCCAAGCCCTGTGCTTCGTTTTGTTACTTTGTACACAGTTGTAAAAGTACCCGGAACATAAGCGGTAGTAATTTCAAGGTTCAATCCAACGGGTACAAAATCGACCAAATCTCCGAACGTGTAGCTCGGAGAAGAATAGACCACGTTATTGTTCATAAATTCTTCTGGATTCCTAAAGAACAGATGCATTGCAAACTGCAATTGTCCGTTGTCCGAAGGAGGAAGCCCGTATTTGAACGCTACTTTTGCCCTGAACCCTTTGTTCACGTTCAACGATTTTTTGGTTGCCATTTGTTTTCCTTCATCCGTGTACAATAACACATCGTATAATCTTCCTTCCAAAGAAGAAAGTGTCTGGTAATCACAGGCACTTACGTCCAAGTATACCAAAGCCGATGGGATTGGTTTCCCGAAAGTGTCTTTGTAACCCAAACCTGATGTTTCAATGTTTACATCGTCTGTTGTGTTTTCAAAAGAGAGTACCGGGAATACCATAGAATTTCTGCTCGCAGTCGTTACAGAGGCTATTCCGGTATGGTGTGTAGAGATGGAAGTTAACGTAACATCGGTAAAAGTAGTCCCTTTGTTCGTTAACATTATCCCTTTTATTTTTCCAAGTTTGCATATCACATCAGATAGGCCTTGGAAATATGGAGTTTCACATTTCATTTCATTATTTTTTTAAGTTGTACAATTTTGTCTGTATTCTATTTCAGTGTCGAACCTTACTAAGTAGTATGGTTCCATATTGTCTGTTTCTTTTATGAACCCGAATCTTTTAAAAGCATTTTCTGGATCAATATCTTTAAGTTCAAAAGAATAATCATCTAAGATTTTTAGAACGTCCCGGTGCAAATATTCCACTGCCCGCTCTGCAATAGTTGGATAGAGTATGTCAAGATTTACTGAAAAATAAATTTCTACCTTTGTTCTTAACAAATCACTTGCAATTACTTCGATTTTAGATTCAGCTAAGAAAAAACTATGCCCGTCAATGTTCCTGTTTTGCAGTACTTCGTAATATTTTACGCCACTTGGCAATTGCAGTTCAGGGACATCAATTACCCTTCCTTCTTTATCTTTCCTTTTTGTTATAAATGCACGACCATAAGAAACATATGTATTCCCGGTTATACCAGTGAATAATTTGGATTGAAACCGTGTTTTAACGATGTCGATCTTTGCATCCAGTCCTATCATATTACCCCCCTTCTTACTTTGAAACCAGAAGGCGAATGAAGGAATTTATCGAATGTCCGGTTTATGGCTTCGATTGATTCTTTTTTTATCCTTTCATACTTACGGGCGACCGTCCCCATATCCAATGACATGATTTCAGTCGGGAGCATTGCGTTCGATGTTATGTTCCGTTCCTCTAAAGAAGATTGAGCGTTGGCGTTGTAATAAGCCATCCTTAGAAAGTCATATTCAAATTGTGTTTGAATGAATTTAGCAAAGTCGATTTTGTTGTTCGTTAAATAAACATCCGAATCCAGATAGGCACTTACGTTGAAGTTAAGCCCGTTACCTATTGATGATTCAGAATATTCGGCATCCTGTGGGGACGCCCCGATCCCGTTGACCGGATAACAAACAAACCCATCGTACCTCAAAGGATCATTAAAAGCGTTTTCACTCAATACGGTTTGTGAAGGAAAAACAAACAGGAACCTTCCTTTGCCAGAAATGGTATATCCAACATCCTCGAATTCCAATAGTCCGTTATTGGGATTTAAAGTAATTGTAGTAATAACAGTTTCTTGATTTACTACAGTTACCGTAACAGGATTGGTTGTAACTGCCTGTAAGGACATTTGATTGATCCGTATCTTTATATAATCACTCCCTTTTGGTTCAAATGCCCAACCGGAATAGTCATTTGATAAAGATACGGATGTTTTGCCAACATTATAAATGTATTGGTTTTCGATCAGTTTACGATCTAACTTTAATGCAGAACGGTAATTGTCCTCAACGCCCCAAATAAAAGCCCTCAACCTTAACGAATCAATCGTTGTTTCGAGCCAATAAGTTGTGGAGACACCGGGAACTTTATTTAAATTCGTTCCAAGTAAAGACAAATAAATCTTACTGTTATAGGAAACAACATCTGAACGCTTACGGCTTGTATCAAATTTAGAGTATGTAATTATTGAACTCCATGCCGTAAATGTAAAACTCTTGCTCGGTATAATACTGAATATATTATCGAGCGTTACCAACGGATGTACACCCCTGTTCCAGTACAAGCCGGATTCAGGAGTGTCCGTTAATTGAGTATCCAATGATGTTGTCGAAGTAAAATCTTCTGCAAAAGTCAGTATCATAATATTGTTGCGCTAAATGCACCCGGAAAATCACTTGCATCAACAGCAACCGGGACGTATTCAGTTGCCTCTGTCCAACAACCTACTGTTGATATTACATTGTTTGCATGCCCTCCTGTAATCCCTTCGTGTGGAAGTTTGCAATTGGCAAAAAAATATGTCGCAACAACATCAACTACGGCAGCGACCAAATTCTCATTGATGCTATAATTATGAATTGTAAGCCTATCACCAGTGTCTTTCGGTGTGTGGGCAATGCCATCAATTTCGCCGGGGCCATCCATGTAAATTCTGATAGCGTTCGATCCATCTGAATTAACAACAGTTAATGCTTTCCCTGTTCCGTTGTCTTCTAAATCTACCCGGTTAATATAAACATTGACTTTTTTAGTTGTTGCTGTGTTTTTTACATGCAATCCAATTTTATTTTCACCGCCTTTTATGCTTAAATTTTCAAGTGAATATTCAAATGTAGCAGTGGCAACGGCAGGATTGATTAAAATAGCCTCATCGGCAGCAGCAGCACCAGTAATAGATACCCTTCCTATACCTAATATACCACCACCTGTGGCAGCTAAAGGAATAGAAAGTGATTTGGTTAATACATAATCACCGGGTAATACTTCAATTGTTTGATTTTCTGTTTGTACTGCCACAGCTGCTTCAAATGCAGCGACATCTCCAACGGTTACAATAGTTTTAGATGAATTTACAGAACTTTCGTTTTTTTCAGTGTATAGACGGGTGTCTGTACCATCTGAATTTCTTCTTATATAGTCCATTTTATCTTCCTTTTTTTAAGTGGTTAACCCAGCTAATTTAATAATGTCGTTAACCCTTGTAGTAAAATCCGAGTTGTAACGATAAACAATGTAGAAACGATCCCAAAGAGCCATCTCTTTGAAATGGGTCATTTTGTTGTTTGTGTCAGCAGTCGTTAAGATAGCTGTTGCATCTGTGGCTTCGTTGTTTGTGAAGAAGTTCATGCGGCTTCTTACATAAGGCATCTCAACATCGGTGATCCCCCATTCTTTTCCGGCAAACATAGTCCCGTTGCGGAAGTCCCAAGGGAAGTTTTCATAAATCCCAATAGCCCCATCACGGACCAAGAACCCTTTGAAAATATCGCTCGAAGGGGATATTTGGTCTGTTACATATCTGCGATCAGGAGGCATAGCGGACTGCGCCCAAAGCAATTGCTTTGTTTGTTGGTCTTGATATTTGTAAGCCTCGGTAGTTTGAACCACTAAGCCACCTGGACTGGTTACTATGCGATATTGACCGGGCAGTTGATTTGCGGCCATCAAAGCCTGCAAGTTAGGGAACATGGTATCTTTTTGTGCTGCTTTGTTTATTTCAAGGGTATCAGTCCCTGTTTGGAATGTAAAAGTTCCATCACCTTGGGAAACTTGGGTCGCATAACTCAATACTTGGGTTTTACGTGCTTCAAGGATTGTTTCGATAATGTCGTCTTTTGCAACTGCCATCGCTTTCAAAACATTCCTTAATCTTTGTTGCCTCCACCATGTGGAATCAATTTGGTTGTTTTCAAAAGTTGAAGGATATTCACGGAATCCCGAAAATATATCATAGGCAGTAAAGTAGTAAGTTCCGCTCTCCCCCAAATTGATTGGTATATTGCTGAACCCCGGAGTTGTTGTTACGGTAACTGATTGGTCTTTCATCACAGGGATAACCGCATTCCTTGCAGATGAGATCGTGTTCAGTTTTTCCTGAACGCTCGGTGGAACATAGTCCACGAAAGGGGTTGAATCTTTTGTCAGGTTCAACATCCCATAATTAGCCTCCCGCTTTTCATTAACGGCTTCCGTAGCCTGAAAATCGTTCAGCACTGTGCTATCCAAATAAGACATAATTAAATGATTTAATTTTTATGCTGGCTTCTTTTCCAGAATTTTTTTGTTTAAATCGGCGAACTGTTTTGCATATTCGCTCGATGTTACTGAAAGTTTTAACGTGCCAGTCAAATATTCTTTTATCGAAGCTTGGCGTTCTTTTGCTGTTGCATTTTCGGGTACCTTAAAAGGTACACCTTCGATGCTGATTGCTGTTTTAGGATCAGAACCAAGCCCTTTGGCTTCCCTTCCTTTTGCCAGTTCTGATATTTCTTTATTTTGTAAAACCAATTCTTTTAATTTAAATATCTTGTATTGGTTTTCTTTGTCGATTGCAATAGGTTCATTGTCTTCACCTATTTCGATATTGTATTTTTTCAGGATGTCGGTTTTAAATTCGTTCCACCTCCCTTTTGCTTCATATTCATTGACCGAATCGGGGAAGTTTGGTTTTACTTCCTGAAAGGCTATGTTAAGTTTAAATTCACTTAACTTTTGATTGGCCTGTTCATACTTGCCTTTATAGTCTTCTTTCTCCCACTCGGAAAATTGAGCTTCTTTTTGCAGAAGTATATCCAGTTTACCTTTTGTTTCTTGGAGTTGTTGTTTCAAAACCTCATCGCCTTTGTTGTTTTTAAGTTTTGTTTCAAGTTCCAATTCTTTTGTTTCTAATGCAGCTTTGCTACCTTTGACATAACTTTCTGCTGCTACACTCAAGTAGTCTGCAATCTTTTGTCCTTTGTCCCTTTTGATCCCTGTCAAAACCTCGACTTTATCGGCAGCACCTTGAATGATCCCTTCTGCATCATCGTTAGCTTTTTTGTCCCATTGCTGTTTTAAATCGGCAACGTGGGTTTTTAACACTTCTGAAACTTTTGTTAATTGTTCGTCAGAAAGTCCTATTTCTTTTATTTTTGCTTCCATTTTATCTATTCTTTTAGAGTGTTTGAAAAAATACGTCTGGATAAGCATCTGACATCAGGCTTATAACGTATATATTATTTAATTCCAATTCTTTTGTGATTTTATCAACCAAATCTTTTGCGGATTCGGGATATTTAATTACAACTATTTTTTTCATAGTCTTTTATGTTAAATTTATACCAATTGAATAAGTTACCGCTTTCGTATCGGCAGCCGTCATTACAACCCTGAATTCTGATGGCAGAATATCACTTATAGCTAAATTTGTAACGGCGACAATCCCCGGATATATCCTGTAAACAGTTGTCCCTGTTGCCGTGATTGCTACACCGGTCAACAAAGTATAATATTTGCCGCTTACAGAATCCTTGCCCTGAATCGTAGGGACTATGCTCGCCCCGGCGGTCAAAACCGTTACATCGATTATAATATGCCCTCCGATATGCCCTGAATTTTTTATATCGGAACTTGATGTTGTGGCAGTCCTTGAAGCGGACGCCATTATTTCTGCATTGAAATTGTTCATGGTCTTAGATTTTAAATTTTGGTTCTTTTCCCTGAATCCTTAACAGCAATTTATCATTGCCGATATTGTCCCTGAATTTTATGCCAAGTTCATTAGCTTTGCTTTCAAGGATTGACCTTTTCGGGATTACAATTGTTTCTGTTGCCGTAGTGTCCATACCAGTCAATATTGATTCTGATTCGATAAGTTTTGAATTTTCAAGTTTGCTCAACCTTTCGGAAAACGAATCGATCAATGTTTTTTTCTTTGCCAACTCATCAGCTTGTTTTTCGGACAATTCCCTGTAATCAATAGGTTTTGATTTGTCAACTTCCATTGCTTCGTTGACAAGTTTTTGATATTTGGTTTTGTCGATTTCGATTCCGTTTTCCAAAACTTTCACCACTTCCGGTGTTTCGGTATATCCTTTAAGATAGATATGTTCAACGAACTTTAAAAAATTCCCACCATCGATCAACTTTATAATGTTTGTTTCGATTTCAGGAAGCCCGTTCTTCTGATAGCTGTAAACTCTCTTCGTTTTCAGATGGATTACTGTTTTCATTGTCTTCTGTTTTAATTTGTTTTTTTATCAATTCGATAATTAAATTATTGATTAGTGTTAATTTTTCAACCTTCTCAAATTCTAAATCTTTATAAAAAGTTACTATGTCTCCATATATTGATTCAAAATTCCCGATCCAGAAATTGAACCTCAACTGGTAGTCTTTAGTGATATCGTCAATAGACGATATGGCCTTGTCAAAATCGGTATCAGAAACATACGGTATCAGGTCATAAAGCAGCTTCTGCCTGCTCAATTGATCCGTGTTGTTTTTATAGCGGTTCTGGTTTATCCGGACTATTATGTTTTTCCGCTCTAAAGAGTTCGGCGCTTTTTGTAAATCCTCGAATAATTTTGTTTGTGAATCCAGAAAAAAGTCGGTCCCGTAATGTATGAATATTGAATTTACATTTTTGATCCCGTATTTTAAACCTAACATATCTTTGTCCGATAATGACCTTATCCTGTTCAAGGATTCGGCTAAACTTATCAAAGTGTTTTCAAGTACGGAAATCGATTTTTCTATTTGCATTTCATTTTTTGCAGATTCGTTCCCTTCCAAGAAATCACCGACAATTGTTGAAATTATAGAGACCCTCAACTCATTGACACGTTCATTCAGATACTTGATGGATTCAACGGGCAAGTAATGGAAGGTTAAATATCTGGTTACAATGTCCATGTTGATTTTGCCTTCATTGTCCATTACGGATTCCTGTTGGATTTCATGTATAGTTCCAGGTTGCAAATCACCACCGCCGACACTTACGTTCTGATCCATGAATTTAGCCTGTTGCGATCCCATTATAGAATCCGAATCCGGCTGCCCTTCTGGTCCCCTTTGCCCTTCTTTTTGCTGATCAGTACCTAATTTTGTCACGACAGGGACCACACCGTTCGCTTCGGTCATCTTTTGAAGCGTTTTTAAAAAAGTATATTCTTCGATTTCTTCCCGCACATAAGTATAAATAGATTCACGGATTACAAAGTCGTTGTTTAACTTTTTAGGTGAAATAAAATGGACTGGGCAATATCCGAGATCATGCGGAACGGATTTTATGGGTTCGTGTTTTTTGTCAAAAAAAGCATATTCTCTATCGTCAATATAAATTATCCCATCAACCTTTTTATCCTCAATTAACGCAGAGGCATTGTATGCGATTTTTGTTATTGCATCGTCTTTTTCTTCGATTGACAATACTTTGTCTATGTTTATGAAATATCGCTTGGGTGAATTTAACACCTCCGAATCAAGGTCAGATACAATCAATGAATTGTGCCTGTACAATAATTCGCTGAATATATCGTCATTGAATTTCTTTATGTTAAGATCATCAGAATAATCAGAAAAGTCTTTGCCTTTTACATCATATTTAAACTCTGCGTCCTCGGCATTGAACACACGCCTTAATTGAGGTTCTATTTTATTTTTAATCAGCTTTGCAGAGGGGAGAGGATAACGGAGGTATTTATAGAATGAAATAAAATTTTCGGTCTTGAATATCAGTTTTATCCAGTTAAGGAAATAGTCATTTGTTTGATATTTGCGTTCTGCCCAAGATTCCAAATACTTTATATCGACCCTTTCATCCTGAAGTTCGGACTGGATAAAATATTGCAACTGCACCTGTTGTAGGGTAGCTTTCTTAATGGATGGTGAGTTCAACGCTTTTTCGATGAAATCTTTGCTCACGAAAAATGACTTTACATATTTTCAGTGATCTTTCACTATCCAACAAATTTAATGATTGTTTTTAGTATATTTTAATTTATAGAAATAATGTAGAGTTTATACGGTATAAACTCTACTCTATTTTTTATGAATTTGCAGACATCCAAAGAACACATTCGTAATTGCCACTGCCACCTTTCAATATTCTATTTTCATTTGTTACATCATGGTTTTCATAAATCATTATATTCCCAACAAAACTCCATTCCTTTTTATTTGTTTTTGTAAACATCCTAAAATCATAACAAATATTAAAATTTCTATAATTCGACATTTGTTTAAATATCAACTCCATAGCTTCCAATTTATTATTTTTATTATCTATTCCATAAAAACAATTAAAAGATTTTTTATAATTCAAATGTTTTAATTCACGAACATTTAATTCCGGGAAACTCATTGGTTTATTCATTGTTTTTTATTTTAAATTGTTTATGGCAAATCCCTTTTTTTGTTTTACCTTTTCGGGATTAAAATAAATTATCCAATAATTATAATTTTCCTTTTCTTTTCCCTCTTTTTTCCACCTTGTTATGGTGTTCGGGTCAATACCTATCTTGTTGGCAACAAACACATTTGAGCAGTTTGTGAACGATTCGTTTGTTTTGGTATTGATCAGTATCATCGCTTAATGGTTTGTATTTGCCTTTGAGAATTGGTATAGAGTATGACATACCGCAATGCAGCCAATCCATCCGGTTCATGCCCGTCCGGTTCTGGTATCACCTTGTCGTTATTGTCAACTTTGAAATAATAAGATTCACAACCATTTTTTATATTTATTGACCTCCTGGTGATAAAGAGGGTATATGACCTTACCTTTGAAATCCCATCAATGACCGATCCCGAATACTTTTTTACCCCCCTCACATTATAACCGTACTTCCTTAAATCTTTAATCTCTGTTGCCCCTGCGCTGTCCGCTATTATTAATTGACCCCTTAAATGGTTAACCTCCTCCAATTTGTCAACTATCGCCATTCTTTCTGCTCCCTTTATTTTTTCTGGCATTAAGTTATTCTGGCAAAAAACCTCATCAACGTATAGATTGCTGTCCTTGATCCAACAATCAATTAATACGGTCGGGTCGGGCGAAACACCGAAGTCCATCCCTGAACTGATACGCCTTGCATCGTCCGGGATTTTGTCAATAAAATTATAGGAATATATTTGGCGATCCGAATAAAAGCCGATCTGTCCAAGACCGTATATATTGAACCATTGTATATTGTCTTTCCGTGAAAGTATATAATTGACCTCCGATTCTGGACACATCTCGTTATCTAAATAAGTAACAACTATCTGTTCGCTTATCGAGTTTCCCTTTTCATCTTTCAATTTAGGGATTTCCGTGTGCGCCCAAAATTCACGATCAGGGTTAAAGTCGATATAGACTTCTTCATGCGTCCTCCCTATATATGTAGAGACTATTCCCCAACCAAATTTGTTGCCTTCATTAAGGTAAAGTATATCCCTGCGCTTTGACTTTCCTGCATTTAATTTTAAATCCGAAATGTACCTGAATTGGATTATGGAATTGCAAAGCCTTAAATCCTTATCTGTCTTATTATATGAACAATCCCAATTTAAACCAGACGCTTCAAACAAATTCTTAAAGTCAGTTATTGCTCCATCTTTTAAATTGTCGTAAGTATCGGTCATTATGGTAATCAACCGCTTTTTTTCTATTGCCTTTTCCATCAAAATTTGAGCAATGGATACGTTCTTTCCTGCGCCCTGGCCCCCTTGGATAACCTTTATTTTTTTGGTCATCCGTTTGATCTTATAATATGTTGAGGTTCGGTATATCAATCCTCTTGGAATTGCGTTGATACATTCTTGTACGAAATGGTTATTTCGCCGTCAACTTTTATGCCCTGCTCTGATCTGCCTATGCTCCGATCCAGCATTTTTTCAATGATTTCAAAGCCTTTTCCCGACAATATCGACTTACCAACTATCCTAACGAGTGCGGGTTGTTCTTTATCTTCAACAGCCTTCTTTACCTCTGACAACTCCATATTTATCAACCGCATATAAATGTCCTGTATCTCTGTTTTTGTTGCGGGTTTTATCCCCATTGCCTCCAAATTCACAATTACATCCGATATGAGCTTACGGGGCCTTCCGTTAGGGTTTAGCGTTTCGCCTTTTTTCATTTGATACGGCTCTATGTTTTCAGGATTTGGCATTTCGCTGTTATTTCGCTGTTAATAAATACGGTTCTGTGCTTTTCCGTGGATTGTACGGGGCAGGTTTTAAATCTTTTATTTTTATTTTTTCGATTATCATAAAACAAAATTACAATTCGCCGTTAAACATTATTTAAGATAACTTTAAATTCTATCTTTTTACACTTAACACATCTTCTTTTCTCATTGTTGTTCTCTTATGAGGATTTTATTTTTTTTGCGCTTATTATTCATTATTTTTATTAGGCGTAATGCACTATTTTATATACTTATACTTAAATAAAACTTTTACCTCTTCATTTTTGGGTTCAAATATCTTTTCAATTTCCCATCTGTTTTGGCCATTTATCATAAACTCTAATCCTGAACATAATTCATTTATTGAATAAGTGCATAACCGAAATTCAAATTCTCCTTTTTTATAACCCATAATTTAAAGATTTATATGTTTTGTACAAAATTAATATAATTATGTACAAAAAACAAATACATTTTCATGGTTCTTTCAATAAAACGTGCCGATTTATTTGGTTGTTTTGTAGAAGTGGCTGTAATTGTTATTTAGACTTATTTAAAATAGCGTGTAACTTATTGATGTATTGTGTTTTACTGCACTATTTAGAACGATTATGTATTGCAAAAAGGCTTGACAATCGTTTGTTTATGGCTTACCTTTATTTCATAAAACAAGGGTGCGTGAACCCTTTGGCGAAGCGGGGCAGACAATCCCCTCCTGGTAAGTAAGAGATGAGTGTTTGTCTTACCGGTTCGGATATTCGTAAGGCTGCAAACCTTAAAACATAAAACGATGATAGTAACTTGTTGATGATGAATTATTCAATGAAATTAATCATTTTGGTAAAAAACAATCAAATGATAAATAAAAAACTGATCGAGAGATTCCTGGACGGAGATTGCTCGGAAAAAGAAAAACGGATCGTAAAAAAACTCCTGCAAACAGACCCGGATTTTGGGAAAGAATTTAATTTGCGCCTTGATGTGAATCTTGCTAACTTTGATTCAGATGAACGTAGATTTGTCCGGGAGTTTGGACAAAAAAGGAAAGAAATGTTAAAGGAATACTTAAATAAATAAAAATATGAGAACAGTAATTTACGTAGGATTATTAGCAATTGCAGACGCTATTAACAAAGATTGGCAACAAGGACAATATATTGCAGTTTACGCCATAATATTCATAGTTGCAATTGTGATGGATATAGTTGAATTTATTAATGGGAAAAATTACCGCTAACTCGTTTATATGTATAACGGTTTGTATATGGCAAGTTGGGGATTAAAATGTACCGACCTATCAACCTGCTAAAAACTAAATTAAAGGTACAAAAGTAACAAGTTGGAACACGCCCCCAATTTGCTATATACGGTGTTATAGGGCGTTTTAATTCAAATCAAAATGGAAAAAGAATTAGCAACAAGTAGTTACAACCCGTCAGTGGGTTGTGGATACAACAACAAAAGAGTGTTTATCCAGGATGAAAAAATAATTTTTGAAAGCATTGGATGGCGGACATTTGATGTTTTTGAGATGCCTAAAAAAAACGCTGAAAAAGCGTGTGAAATAATGATAGAAAATTCTTTCAATATAACAAGTACATTTAAAGATGTTTATCATTATTTTGAGGGAGGGTGCTTATGCACAAAAAAACAAACTCTTGAAGAAAGCCGTAACGAATTTACTAAAAACGTGTGGAATGAGTTACAGTCCATCCTGTGGGACTTTCATCATTATAGAGGGGGAGTTAATTCTCCGCTACAGAAAGAGCTGTCTGCAAGCAGTAGAGTTTATCGCAGCGATTACTAAAATGCCCTATAACGTTTGGCAGATACACGCTGTGAGCGTTGGATTGAGGGAGGGAAAATAGCGTGTATGTGCTGTTATAACCAGTGCGGATAATTAACGATAAAACTAAATAAAATGGCAGGATTAGCAAGAATTTGTAAAATGTATGGCTCAATGGAAATGAGTGATGCAAATGGTAAAAAAGTAACTTGGCTTTGGGATTATGTAAACGATAAACCAAGACTAAAAACAGAAATGACCAAAGAAGAAATAATGGCAAGTGAAAAAGCCAAGTGGATGGGTGTAAAATCTAAATTAGATGCAGAAAAGTAGCATTGGTT